ATGGCGCAGAATCTAGTACCGCACCAGTTGTAATTACTTCGTCAATAACTTCTACATCAACAACAATTGCCGTTGGAGATACTTCAAACTTTGGAACTTTTGAGGGAGTTTCTGTAAGTGCAACCAATCCTGGATATGTAAAAATTGGAAATGAAATAATTAAATATCAGTCTATTGGTAGTGGATTCTTAGGAACTATTACCAGAGGCATTGATTCTACTATTTCAATTGATCATGATGTAAATAGTTTAATGTATAAGTATGAATTAAATGGAGTTTCATTACGCAGAATTAATAAGACTCACGACATTAGTGATCTAGATATCGGATTGGATGGATATTATTTGGAAATTGATAGAACCGCAAATGGAGCAAATAGAGGTACTGATGGATTTATTGATGGAAATGCTGCAAATGCACCACAACTGCAATTTACTTCAGAATCAACATTAGGAGGTTCTAAAGTTCTAGCAAGTGAAAATATTCTTTATAGTTCTATAGTACCAACATATGATCTCATTACTCCAGGATCTTCCACATCGGTTTCTGCTTTCATTAGATCGGTTTCCGGAACAAGTGTAAGTGGATCTGAGACTTCATTCTTGGATAATGGAATTGAACCAGTTCAGTTGAATGCATTGAATACTCTGAGAAGTGTGAGACTTGTATGTTCTAAAGAAAATGAAACCGAGTATCTTAGTAATTTACCAAATCAAAGAAATAAATCATTTACCACAGGAATAACCTTAAGTACAACTGATTCTAATTTATCACCTATAATATTCTTAGATACTGCATTTACTGAGTTTATTTCCAGTCGTTTAAACAGTCCTGTTTCTGATTATGCATTAGATGGAAGATCTAATTCCATATTAGATGATCCACACGCTGCAGTATATGTTTCAAGATCTGTGAATCTAGTAAATCCGGCAACTTCTCTTAAAGTTATTTTATCTGCATATCGCCACGAATCTGCTGATTTTAGAGTTTTATATAGTTTGTTTAGACCAGATTCTTCTGAAGTTGAACAATCATTTGAATTATTCCCAGGTTATGATAATCTTATATCTACGGCATCAGGACTTTCAGTAGTTGATCCTTCTCTAAATAATGGAAAACCCGATTCTTTTGTAAGTTCCAGTTTAGATAATGAATTTAAAGAATATGAATTTACTGCAGATAATCTTGGATTATTTACTGGATATGTCATTAAAATCGTAATGTCCGGAACTAATCAGGCATATCCACCAAGAATCAAAGAACTTAGAACGATTGCCGTAAGATGATTAGAGTAAAGGGGCATACGAATCTTTATAGAGATGAAAATAGCGGCGCTATCGTTAATTGCGATTCTGCAGCATATAATCAATATCTCAATATAGTTAATAATAGGGAATCTCAAAAAAAAGAATTGGATATGATTAAACAAGATATTGACGAAATTAAATCTTTATTGAGAGAATTGCTAAATGGATCCAAATGATATTGAATTGAAAACTATCGATAAATTATTCGAATATGAAAAACATTCTAGATTTATAGATGAATTGAGTTTTGATGAATTAAAAAATTTTTCGAAACTTTATTGTAAATTATACTTAAAGCAACAAGAAACTATTTCTTCTCTTGGTGCAATTAAATATAAATAGAAAGTAGATATATTGGAATAAATGGCATCTGTATATGTTAATAACCTTGTAGTCAATTCAGGTACAGATTTTTCTCAAACTTTTACATTAGAATCTAATGACACTGATTCTGCGCTGGATTTAACTGGATATACGGTATCAGCACAGATGAGAAAGTATTCTGGCAGCTCAACATTTACCACCTTCACTTCCGGTATTTTATCACCAAGAACATTGGGAAAAATTTCTATCTCTTTAACTTCCAGTCAAACAGTAGATTTAAAACCTGGGAGATATGTATATGATGTAGTTATTACTATAAATTCTGTTAAAACAAGAGTAATTGAAGGGATGGTTCTTGTAAGAGAAGGAGTTACTCGTTAATGTCTGATATTAAAGTTAGAGTCGGGCAACAAAATTCAGTCAAGGTAATTTCATCTATTAGTGGTGGATCAAATTTTGCGAATTTTGCCGATATCGCAACAAATGTAATTGGTGGAATAGCATCAGTTACATCTCTTAATGTTAGTGGAGTATCTACATTTATAGGTATTGCAACCTTTAAAAATGATGTTTACATTGATGGTGATCTTTATATTAGTGATGATTTAGTATTTGATGAATTTACTGCTCGTAATGCAAATATTACCGGAATCCTTACGGTAGGGCAATCAATTTATTATCCGTTGGGGCAACCTTATGGTGTTGCATATTTTGATCCTAATGACCGATTAGTTTCTACTGGCACTACTTCAGCGACAATATCAGAAACTAACTATATACTTACAACTGACAATTCAGGAATACCAACCTGGTCCAATGTTATAGATGGAGGAACCTATTAGTGTCTAAGCCAGCAAGTAGACAAGAACTCGTAGACTATTGCCTAAGACGCCTAGGTGCCCCTGTATTGGAGATTAACCTTGCCGACGATCAAATAGATGATTTAGTAGATGATGCCCTCCAGTACTTCCAGGAGAGGCACTTTGATGGTGTAGAGAGAATGTATCTGAAGTATCAATTTACTCAAGATGATATTAACAGAGGAACCGCATCAAGAGGAAGTGGTGTTGGATTAGTAACTACAACAGGAACATCAACAAATATATCAGGTCTTGGAACAATTACCTCCAATTTTTATGAAACATCCAATTTTATTCAGGTTCCGGATTCTGTAATTGGAATAGAAAAAGTTTTTAAATTTGATGCTAGTTCTATCTCTAGAGGTATGTTTAGCATTAAATATCAACTATTCTTAAATGACTTATATTATTTCAATTCAATTGATTTATTACAATATTCGATGGTAAAAACTTATCTTGAGGATATTGATTTTCTTTTGAGTACTGATAAGCAGATAAGATTTAATAAAAGACAGAATAGAATGTATTTGGATATTGACTGGGGATCTCAACAAGTTGGAACTTTCCTAATAATTGATTGCTATAGAATTTTAGATCCAAATACCTTCACTGATGTTTATAATGATAGTTTTTTAAAGAAATATCTAACTTCACTTATGAAGAAGCAGTGGGGGCAGAATCTAATTAAATTCAGAGGAGTTAAATTGCCAGGTGGAATTGAACTAAATGGCAGAGAACTATATGAAGATGCTGAGAGAGAGTTGGAAGATATAAAACAGAGAATGGTACTCGAATATGAACTACCACCTTACGATTTTATCGGATAATAATGGCACTAAATCCCTTTTTTCTTCAAGGTTCACCAAATGAGCAAAGACTTGTTCAAGAATTAATCAACGAGCAGTTGAGAATTTATGGTGTGGAAATAATTTATATTCCCCGAAAATTTGTAAGGAGAGAAACTATACTTAGAGAGGTTTCTTCATCCAAATTCGACGATAATTTTGCATTAGAAGCATACATAAGCAATTATGAAGGATATAGTGGGCAAGGAGATATTTTAACTAAGTTTGGAATGAGTTTAAAGGATGATTTGAGTTTAATCATTTCCAAAGAAAGATTTGAGGATTTCATTTCTCCTTTTTTAGAAACAGAAAGTGATGAAGAAATTGTTTTAGCATCAAGACCTAGAGAAGGAGATTTAGTATATTTTCCACTAGGTCAAAGACTATTTGAAGTTAAATTTGTAGAGCACGAACAACCATTCTATCAATTGGGTAAATTATATGTTTACGAACTGAAATGTGAATTATTTGAATATGAAGATGAAGTTATTGATACATCCATTGAGGAAATTGATACTCAAATTGAAGATGAAGGATATATAACCACACTAACTTTGATTGGTCTTGGAAGAACCGCAACGGCAACTACAGGGATTGGATTTGGATATATCAGCAAAATAACATTAAATAATGATGGATATGGATACACATCACCTCCCATAGTTTCTATCAGTACAGCACCTTCTGGGGGTATTACTGCAACCGCTGAAGTAATAAGTTCATTAAATTCTGGTTTCTATTCTATAAAAAATATTATCCTCACTAATTCTGGTTTTGGATATACTACTCCTCCAAGCATTTCAATTATAGGAAACGGTACTGGTGCTGCTGCAACTTGCAATATAGAAAAAAATAATTTTGGTTTAGTATTTGTAAATATTACCGATAATGGAGTTGGTTATTCGACATCTCCTACGGTAAGAGTTATAGGAGATGTCGGACTGGGCGAGACATCCATATTAGAATCTGTAGTTGGATCTGGACAATCTATTAGTTACATTAGAATAACAAATCCAGGAATAGGTTATACGGTTCCTCCTGAAATTGTTATCGATCCTCCACCAATCATAACGGGAATCGGAACTTACCTATTTAATGAGATTGTAACCGGATCCAGGTCAGGAACAACAGCAAGAGTTAAATCTTGGGATTTCGATACTAAAATTCTTAAGGTTTCTTTTGTTGATAATGTAACTCCAAGTGGATTTTTCCCTGGAGAAACAATTGTGGGTTCTACTTCCAATGCCCAATATTCGGTAAATACTTATAGCAATTGGAATCCATATGATAAGTATGGTGATAATTTACAGATTCAGACCGAAGCAGAATCTATTTTAGATTTTTCTGAATCTAACCCATTTGGTTCTTATTGATACTATAAATATATAATACGGTAATGACTGAATAAACGGGTATAGAAAAACGCTAGGAACCTATTTTTACCACCAAATTATTAGAAAGACTGTTACTGCATTTGGAACTCTTTTTAATGACATTTATATAGAGCATAAAAATTCATCTGATGTAGGAATCAGTCAGATAAAGGTTCCTCTTGGGTATGGACCTATGCAAAAGTTTCTTGCCAGGATTGAGCAACAATCTGAATTGAATAAGGCAATTCAGATTACTCTTCCTAGAATATCATTTGAAATGACTTCTATTCAATATGACTCTACAAGAAAGGCAAATGTAACTCAAACATTTAAGACCTGTGGAAATGGAGATACTATCAAAAAAGTTTACATGCCAGTTCCATATAATATTGGTTTTCAACTTAATATAATGACTAAATTGCAAGATGATGCTTTACAAATAGTGGAGCAAATTCTTCCAAATTTTCAACCCTCCTTTAATCTAACTGTAGATTTGGTAGATTCTATTGGAGAGAAAAGAGATATTCCTGTGGTTTTGGATAGTGTATCCTTTACCGATGATTATGAGGGTGATTATTCAACTAGAAGGACTTTAATATATACATTAAATTTTACCGCCAAAACATATCTATTTGGTCCTATTTCTGATAGTACAGAGGGTCTTATTCGTAAGGTTCAAGTTGATATGTATACTAGTACTGATACTGCAACTGCTAAGAGAGAAATGAGATATACTCTCACTCCAGATCCAATTGATGCTGGACCAGATGATGATTTTGGATTTAATGAAACTTGGGAGACATTTGGTGATGCTAAAACCTATAGTCCAACTCAACAGAGGGATATTTAATACATTATGAAAAATAATTATGAAGATTTGGATAAAGCACTGAATATTGAAAGTGATATTGTTGAGGTAGAAAAGTCCATCACACCAATTGATATCATTCCAAAACAGAATGATGATATAAAAAAAGATTATGAATATACCAGAGCAAATCTATACTCATTAATTGAGAAGGGTCAAGAGGCAATTAATGGAATTATGGAACTTGCGGGTGAGGGTGGAAGTCCAAGAGCATATGAAGTGGCGGGGCAATTGATTAAAAGTGTCGCTGATACTACTGATAAACTTATAGACCTACAGAAAAAACTGAAGGATGTTCAGGAAGATAATACTAAAGTTTCCAATAATGTCACAAACAATGCCGTGTTTGTTGGGTCTACTTCAGAATTGTCAAAATTACTGAAACAAGGTTTTCTAAATAATAAAGAATAAGTCATATACTTTAGATGGGTTCTTTGCATAAATGGTTTAAGGGTTCTAAATCAAAAGATGGAAAACCTGGATGGGTTGAAGTAATTTCGGGAGAACCTTGTGCTCGTGAAGAGGGTGAAACAGGAACTCCAAAATGTGTTTCTTCTTCAAAAAGAGCAAGTATGTCAAAAGCAGAAAGAATATCAGCACAAAGAAGAAAAAGTGCTGCTGATCCAAATCAACCAGAAAAATCTGGTGCCGCTAAACCAACTTATGTTCATACCGATAAACCAAAAAAGAAAATGAACGAAGAAAAAGATATTAAGGGAAAGAGTAGTGGCAAAAAAGATGCTTGCTATACAAAGGTAAAATCAAGATATGATGTTTGGCCAAGTGCATATGCTTCCGGGGCATTAGTAAAATGCCGTAAGGTTGGTGCCGCTAATTGGGGTAATAAATCAGAATCAATAAATCTATCATCAAAGGACCCTCTCTCGGAACAAATGAGTATGATGCGTTACTGCCCCAAATGTGAAAAGGATGAGACTAGAGAAGAGTGTAAATATGGTCCTAAGTATTGGGATATGTTTTCAATACCTTCAAGTTTATCAACAAATCAGATGAAGTTTAGTATTGCTCAGGTTCACCCAGCAAATGAATCTAAGGAACCAGATCACGAATATTCAATGGCAAGATCTGAACTCTCCACAATTATTTCTGCGGCAAAAAGACTTCGCGGTAAGTTGAAAGGTGAGGGTAATATTGAAGCGTGGGTTCAATCAAAAATTACAAAAGCAGCAGATTATATTGATGCCGCTGCTGACTATCTAGATAGTGGTGAGCATAATGTTCAAGGATCAATGGATGAAGCGTGTTGGGTTGGATATAAAAAAGTTGGTATGAAGAAGAAGGGCAAAAAAATGGTTCCAAATTGTGTCCCAGAATCAGTTTCAATTGAAGACGCAAGTGGAAATCCTTATGTTGAATTTATTGATATTATTAAACCGGAAGTACTAAAACGAAGTAAAGGTATTGGTAGTAGACTTCTTGGAGAGAAAAAGTTATATTCAAACTGGAGAGAAGAACTTGCCGAAGATTGGCAGTCAGTAAATCGCAAAGATAAAACAGATGGGTTAAGTCAAAAAGCAGTTAATGCATATCGTCGTGAAAATCCAGGTTCAAAACTTCAGACTGCGGTAACCGAAAAGAAACCAAAGGGTAAAAGAGCAAAGCGTCGTAAAAACTTTTGTAGTCGTATGTCAGGGATGAAATCTAAATTAACTTCAGCAAAGACCGCAAGAGATCCAGATTCAAGAATCAACAAAGCTCTCCGTCGTTGGAACTGTAACTAAAATGAAATCTTTTCAACAGTTTATTTCAGAAAGTGTCAATATTGCTGGAGATTTCAACGGAAATCTTTATATGAATGCATCGCAACCAGAAACTACTAACGAGTCTTTTCTTGCTGATGTAGTTTGGGAGGGAAAATTATACCGCTTGGAAGTTGAGGGCAAATTGATGAATAAAAATGAACTTGCGGAGCAATTGCAGGGTGAATATCCAGGTGCAATTGTTCATAACATTTACCCCCAAACAACAAATTCTCTAAAAATTAAGAACTCACAAAGATATCAACCAGAAAGACTAACTTGGACTGATTAATTATGGCACAGTTTAATAAAAATACACAGGACTTTCTGAATCAGGAAAGAACTCTTTTTGAAGTCCCAATGATTGCCAATAAGAATGGCGAAGTAGTTACTGTTGATAATCCATTCCCAGTATCTCTTGGAAGTTCCAATATTACTATTAATGGTAGTATTACAATTCCAGGAATAGTAACAGTTACAAGCACTCCAGATAATCCAATTCATAATCACATAGTTGAAGTTGGGACAGGTGGAACATTAACAACTCCATATCTTCCAGTCGGTATTTCTACATTACTGAACACTGTATCAATTGGAAATACAGTATCAATCTCTAACACTTCATTCTATATTTTAAATCCCGTTACTTCTGTAACTGTTGGTGGAACTGTATCAATTGGAAATACAGTATCAATCTCAAATACAAGTTTTTATATAACCAATCCAGTCACAACAGTCGCAGTATCAGGTATTGGTTCAACAGTCACAGTTCAGGGAACAGTAGGTATTGGAACCACCGGACAAGTATCAATCAATCTTAATAATTCACCAGTCAGCACCACAAATCCATTTCCTGTTACTGGAACTGTTGATATTGAATTACCACCAATAGCAACTGATGCATTTGGTAGGCAAAGAGTATCTACACCACTTACACTTTTTGATAGTTCGCACAGATATAGAGATAATAATCTTTGGAGTGGTTTAGTTATTGGTACTGGTTCAACAGTTGGATTTGTAACTGCACAAGGTTTAGTAAATTTAACTGTTGGTGTTGGAAGCACCGCATCAATCATCAGAGAAACGACAAAAGTATTCTCATATCAACCAGGAAAGTCATTAGAAATTTTAACTACTTTTGTAATGAACCCAGCAAAAGAAAATCTTCGCCAAAGAGTAGGATACTTTGGTGCAGACAATGGAATGTATCTGGAACTTGATGGAAGTAGTTTATATTTTGTAGAAAGAACTTATGTTCCGGGAATTACAACAGAAACAAGAGTAGCACAAGCAGATTGGAATATTGATACGATGCTTGGTCCTGGGCATCTCAATCCATCTGGTGTCACATTAGATATTAGTAAGGCACAAATTCTTTGGATGGATATTGAGTGGTTGGGACTTGGAACTGTAAGATTGGGATTTGTAGTTGATGGTAAGTTTATTCACTGCCACTCATTCCATCACGCAAATCTTATCAATACAACTTATATCACAACAGCATCATTACCTTTGAGATATGAGATTGCAAATACTGGAATTACAA